GCGAGAACGAAAGATACTTCACCGAGAACCCTGTATACGATAAAGAGGGAAGGTTGATCAGCAATGATATTAAACCTGTATGGAGTGGGAACTATGTGAATGTGGAGATTATCCGTGTTGGAACATCGATAGAATATTCAATAATTAATGGATTAAAAATCTCGGTAGTATCCCGAACTCAACCAAACGTTGAGGAGTTCATTAAACAGTATGAGCGAGAGGGAGCAACACTAGTTAAGAAGAACTTTTAAATGGAAGTGGTGATGGAAAATGAGTTTAAACCCAAGACAACTAGCTTTTGCTGATGAGTACATCATCACTAAGGAAGTATTTTTAGATATGGAAGAAGTATTCAGATACGCTCAAAAAAAGTCAAGTTCGGAGGTGTTTTAGACAATGGCTAATAATTATGAAAAAGCAATAGTCTTAATGGTTAGAACGTCATTGACTCAACGAGAAATTGCCAAAGGACTTGATGTTACAGAAGAAACTATTTCAAGGTGGAAAAAAAGAAAAGATTTTGAAGATTTAAAGACAGCCGAAGAAAAGAAATTTCTCAAAGACTTATCTAGCAAATCTATTCGAACGATGGAAGAACTGCTGACAGCTAAAAGCGAGCTAGTTAGATTTAACGCAGCAAAAGATATTTTGGACAGAACGGGGCATAAACCTGTTGAAGTATCTGAAATGTCGGTTACAGAAGTTCCTACATTTATCGATGATATCGGTAGTGAAGACGATGGCTAAAAAGCTTTCTGATTTACTACCTGAGAAGTTCCATAGCGTATGGAGGGCTACCCTTAACTCTGACATATTGAATATCGTATGCAAGGGCGGTCGTGGATCTGGTAAATCATCGGATATTGCACATATAATCACTCAATTGTTAATGCGATACGCTGTAAATGCAGTCGGGATTCGGTATGTTGATAATACGCTTGAGCAATCTTTGTATGAACAAATGAAATGGGCGATTGAACAGCAAGGTGTTTCCCACCTGTTCAAGTTTAATAAATCTCCCTTGAGGATTACTTATAAACCTCGTGGTAACTACATGATATTTCGTGGTGCGCAAAATCCAGAACGAATCAAATCTTTGAAGGACAGCAAATTTCCTTTTGCGATTGGTTGGATTGAGGAGCTAGCAGAATTTAAGAATGAAGATGAAGTAACGACTATCACCAACTCTCTATTGCGGGGAGAATTGGATGATGGTCTTTTTTATAAGTTCTTTTACAGTTATAACCCGCCGAAGCGGAAGCAATCATGGGTAAATAAAAAATATGAAACATCCTTTCAGCCTAAGAACACATTCATTCATCACTCAACTTATAAAGATAACCCCTTTATCTCTAAAGAGTTTCTGAGCGAAGTTGAAGCGGCTAGAGCAAGGAACCCTAGACGAGCTGAGTGGGAATATGATGGTAAAGCTATTGGTTCTGGCGTTGTACCTTTCGACAATCTGAAAGTAGTGCCAGGGAGCATCACAGATGAGATGGTAGCTAACTTCGACAACATTCGAAACGGGAATGACTTTGGTTATGCAACTGATCCCCTAGCGTTTGTTAGATGGCATTACGACAAAAAGAAAAATGGTATCTATGCAATAGATGAAATTTACGGCGTGAAGATTAGCAATAGAGAATTAGCGAAAAAACTCCATGAAAAAGGATATCAAAACGACGAGATATTCTCTGATTCTGCTGAGCCAAAAAGTAACGCTGAGTTAGTGAACGAACATGGCATCAGAAATATTAAAGGTGTCAAAAAAGGACCTGATTCCGTCGAATATGGCGAGCAATGGTTAGATGATTTGGACTTCATTTGTATTGATCCTTTGCGAACGCCGAACATCGCCAAAGAGTTTGAAAATATAGATTATCAAACCGATCGTGATGGAAATCCAAAGCCAAGGTTAGAGGATAAAGACAACCATACGATCGATGCGACAAGGTATGCATTTAACGAAGACATGTGGGCTAAAAAGAAATCAACCATTACCAAAGAGAAGCGGAACAAAATCAAGAGAATGTTTTAAGGAGTGTGAGGAATGGATAAAGTAAATGAATTTGAGTATGACGTTGATAGCAGAGCGTCAGCTGATGTGAATGTTAACTATGTCAGCTTTGAAGTAGAATCGAATATCCATTATCGGTTTAGTTCTGCTGAAGACTTGCTTGCTGATTTGGACACTTTAGCAGGAATGATCCAACATCACCATCAATACCAAGTTCCAAGACTTGAAGTATTAGACGATTATTACAAAGCAAGAAACACCAACATCATGAAAAACCGAAGGCGTAAGGAGAAGGAAAAAGCGGATCATCGCTCCGCCCATAACTTCGGCAAGGTATTATGTACGTTTGATGTAGGTTACAACACAGGCAATCCGATTAAGGTTCAGATCGATAGCGACGATCAGCAAAAGCAAGTTGATGAATTCAACACGAATAATGATGTTGATGGTTTGAATGGCGAACTTTGGTTAGACATGGATAAATATGGCAGAGCTTATGAAATCAGTTACCGAGATAAAGACGACATCGACTATGTGGATTTAGCAAATGTGTTTGAGACATTTGTTGTCTATGACACGACTGTTAAACGTGAGCCTATACTGGCGGTTAGATATCCTAAAACAAGATTCTCAAAAAACGCTGACAAGCAATTTATTCAGCCGATTATCTACACATCAGATAAAACTATTTATTACAGAGAAACGTCTCTACACTCTATCTCGCTCGAAAACCCAGAAGAGGAACCTCACGAATTGAAAGAAGTTCCTATTACTGAGTACTCGCCAAATCGTTTCAGAATGGGCTTATACGAAGATACTCTTTCACTAATGGATTTGTACGATGCGGGGCAATCCGATACAGCAAACTACATGACGGACTTAAACGATGCGCTTCTAGTGATCAACGGTGACATTCAAGCGTCTGGTTTAACTGCTGACGACGCAGCCAAGCAAAAGGATGCAAACATGTTGCTTCTTGAATCTGGCACAGATATCAACGGCAATAAAACATCTGTGACAGCTGGCTATATTTATAAGCAATATGATGTAAATGGCGTAGAAGCTTATAAAGATCGTGTGAGGAAAGATATCCACGAGATTTCGATGGTTCCTGATCTAACAGATGACAACTTCTCGGGTGTGCAATCAGGGGAAGCGATGAAATATAAACTATTCGGATTCGAACAGATGACGGCAGTGAAGCAAAGGCTATTTAAAAAAGGCCTGATGCGACGCTATCGTCTTTTATTTAACCTTAAATCAAGCATCGCAGAATTGGAAAACTCTGACCTGAAAGGTATGCGTATTACATTTACACCAAATCTGCCTAAAGCGATCCTAGAAGAGCTTAAAGCACTTGTTGATGCAGGAGCGGAGTTGAGCCAAGAGACTATCCTCGGACTTGCTTCATTTGTTCCAGATGTAAATGCAGAGCTAAAACGTGTAAATGCTGAAGCGCCAACAGACAAAGGTGTGTTTGACAGTGACGAAGAAACCGATACGGAGGTTTAAGAAATGAATCTCAAAGAACAGATGGTGAACGATTATCAGAAAAAAGATAGCAAAAAGATCAAAGAAGCTATCGCCGAATCTATGCAAAAAGGATACAACGAAGTTTTCTATGGTAAAGATGTAATCACAGATGATATCCGCAAAGAGTTTCAGGATGGCGGCTTTACCGTTGAAGATTACGAGGACAAGCATTCGATTGATGCAAAAATTGAGTTAGTCAGATTTTCTTGGTAAGGAGGATAAGAAATGAAAGCACGCAAAATGGTTGATAATATTCTAGGGGTTTCTCCTTCTGAAAACGGAATAAGAATTGCTAGCGGTATTACAAAAGGATTTGAAGAAGGTCTAAAAATTCCTAATCCTAAAATCGAAGTTAACATTTCAAAACCAATTAATGAACCACTGAAAAATCCTTATGAATTTGTGGGCAGGATTGACGGACCGCCGCTAACCCAATTTAGAAAGCGGTGATTAAGTGAAATCACAAGATTACTTCATCAAAAGGGAAAAAGCTTGGCAAGAGCAACAGATTAAAGATGATAAGAAACGCATGAACGAGATAAAGAAGCGCTTGCAATACGCACAGGATGCGATACAAAAAGAGATAGATGCACAGTGGGATAGTTTTTCCAATGGGCAGAAAATCACTCGTAGTGAAGCGATGAAGCGTGCTAGTGAAATGGATGTAAAAGCATTTGCTCGCAAGGCTAAGAAGTATGTTAAAGAGAAAGACTTCTCACCTACAGCAAACAAGGAATTGAAGCTATACAACCTTACAATGCGTGTCAATCGCTTGGAATTACTGAAAGCAAATATTGGACTTGAGCTGATAGCCACGTTTAACGACATGGATAAGTATTTTTCAGGAGAACTTACTAGCGCTGGCTTGAAAGAGTTGCAACGCCAAGCAGGCATCCTAGAAATGACGATCGCTAAAAGCGGTTATGCCAAATTAGTGGAGCAAGTGATTAACAGCTCGTTTCGAGCAGATGGATTTGCAACGTTTAGCGAAAGGCTATGGATGTACCAAGCGGAATTGAAAGCAGATTTGGATAAGTTGCTTGTTCGAAGTGTGACGATGGGTAGAAACCCTAAACAGTTGGCATCTGAATTAACGAGATTCCTTACCGAGAAAGGTAGAGAGAACACTCGATTCAATACCGAGCGCTTGATGGTCACAGAAACCACAAGAGTGCAGACGGGAATTCAAGAGCAAAGCTATCGTGATGCCGATATAGATCAATATATTTATATAGCCGAGCCAACAGCGTGTAGATACTGCTTACCGCTAAATGGGAAAGTATTTGATTTGAAAGATATGTCACCGGGTTTAAATTGTGCGCCTATGCATCCATTCTGCAGATGCAGTACGGCACCGTATGTTGACAGAGAAGTGTTTGAGAAATCGCTTAAAGAAAGAGGGTTATAACCATGCCAAAACTAAACAAAGTATCAATTAGCAACGGTTTATTCATTGATGGTACACGGGTTAACGGTTTAACGGATATTAATATCGAATCAAGCGTCGGTGATGTATCAGCAGTCACTATGAAATTCTATGGAATCATTGACGGACTAGACAATATTCAGGAAACATATCAATTTGAAGCGCCTAAAAAACCATATAAACCTAATAGAAAATATAGAAGTCGCTAGCCCATTCGCTAACGGCTTTTTATTATGCCTTCTTACTGCTTACAGGCACTAAAGAGAAAGCTGTTCCGACTGACTGGCGTAACTAGTTAAATTATCGGGTAACGGCGTAACCGTGGAGGAATAATCATGAAAAAACGTTTATTAATGCCTATGCAACTTCAATTCTTTTCTGAAAATCCAGTTGGTGGCAATGATACACCGCCGGCGGAACAAACTACACCACCAGAGGATAAGCCGAAGGGAGAAGAAACTGGCAAAACATTTTCTCGTGACGAATTAGCGAAAATTGTTGCTGCTGAAACTAAAAAGGCTCGTGCTAGTTGGGAACAAGAAGCAGAAGCGAAAAAAGAAGAAGCTAAGAAGCTCGCAAAAATGAATGCGGAAGAAAAACTGCAACATGAATTGGAGCAAAAAGAAGCTGAAATCGCTGAACTGAAACGTGGACAGACTTTAAACGAAATGAAGTCAGAAGCTTCTAAAATGCTCTCAGGCGCAGGATTGCCACAAGATGATGAATTACTCGGATTGATTGTTTCAGAAGATGCAGAAGCTACTAAAAAGGCTGTTGCAGTTATTACTAACTTTGCATCTCAGATCAAAAAAGAAAATGCTCGTCAATCTACACCAGGTGAAGGCGGACAGTTTTCTGCTGATAAGAACACTAAACAAACTGTGGCTGAATTGGCTGCTAAAAACAGAATCATTAAATAGGAGGAAATACTAAATGAAAAACAAACGATTAATGAATATGAATTTGCAATACTTTGCTCAGACTTGGAATCCAGATAATGTGACAGTTTATGAAACAAAAGAAGGCAAGATCCCTGATAAGTACAACACGCTTATTGTCAATGAAGTCATGGAAAACTCTAAGATCATGCAGCTGGCCAAGTACGAAGAAATGACGGACAAAGAAAAGAAATTCGAATACTTTGCTGAAGGTCCTGGCGCTTACTGGGTTGGTGAAGGTGAAAAGATCAAAACATCTAAACCTAAATGGCTACAAGCAACTATGGTTGCTAAAAAACTTGGTGTTATTATTCCAGTTTCTCGGGAATACTTGCACTACAAAATGTCAGACTTTTTCACTGTTATGCAACCTAAGATTGCAGAAGCTTTCTACAAAAAGTTTGATGCTGCTGCATTGTTGAATACAGACAATCCGTTTCCACAATCTTTAGAAGAATCTGTTGTTGCGGCTGGCAATGTGATCAACGGACCTCTTACTTACGAAAATATTTTAGCGTTAGAAGATGTGCTTGGCGAAAACGAATTCGAGCCGAACGCATTTATCTCTAACCGGAAAAATCGTACAGAACTTCGCTCTGCAGCTCAAACGGTTGGCACGAATGTTGAATTCATTTACGATCGTGCGGCTAATACTATTGATGGCTTGCCAGTAGTCGATTTGAAAGCTTTGGCAAAAGGCGAACTCTATGCAGGTGACTTTAACTACATGTTCTACGGAATCCCATACAACATCTCGTTCAAAATCTCTGAAGACGCTCAACTCTCAACTCTTACAAACGAAGACGGTACGCCAGTTAACTTGTTCGAGCAAGAATTAGTTGCTTTGCGTGCGACAATGGATGTTGGTTTCATGATCGTTAAAGATGAAGCATTCGGGAAAATTCAACCGGCGGGGGAGTAACAATCCCCGCTACAGGCGTTACAGTATCGCCTAAAACTTCAAGTGCAGTTGCGGGGACTGCCGGTAATAGACA